GACAAAATGGAGACTGAGAAGAAGTACGACTTCTCAGTGGACGTAGATGATACGATGCGTGGTGGACTTAGTATGTGGGAGCTACTGGTAGAGAAAGCGTAGGAGGGAAAGACGATGCGCAAGCTAGCTAAGGATGAGTCGTTTTTATGGATGTACCCAATAGGGGAAAAGCGTTGGGATGTGATTGCGCTGTCATTTGGTATTTTTGTGATATTGGGTATTGGTAAGAAAGTAGAGAAGTGCGGCAATATGTGTCGATACCGTGTTCGTCGAACGAAGAATCCAGAGAGAGATATCAAGCGTTGGCGCAAGCAGGCGGGCAATTAAGATGGACGCGACATACCAACAGTTACTAGAAATTGTGCGCCCAATGATTCTCAGCGCGGTTGAGCAAGGCGCAGAGATTATCCAGGACAACATTGGATTTCATCTCGGGTGGGATAGGAAGTGGCTAGAGCGTGTATGCGGTAGTATCAACGAGCAGGCGTTAGGAGGGATTGAATGAAAAAGTTACCGAGACTCTATGACGGCAGAGGTGGTTGCACAGAAGTCGGGATGGATATACAGCGAGAGGTAAAGCGTTTTGCAAAACGATTGGCGAATAAGTACGTTGGCAAGGTGGATTCGCATGACTTGCGACTGGTGGCGATTCAAGAGATCAATCTTGATTTGTGTATTCAGACGGCAATCATGCTGGGCGAAAGCTGGGTGACGAAGTGAAGCAGCCACGCAAGCGATACGTCGAGCCGTGTGTGTTCACGGTGGGCGGCTACCTCGCGGCGTACCTGGCGCATCGAGCGTACAGGCAGAATCCAGAATGGCAGGTGAGCGCGCGTGAGTGCTCAGAGGGACACGCCGAGCCAGCGCACGCCGTTGAAGTACACGAGCCGGGGATGGATGTGAGTGCATGGCAGGCGGTGCAGGGATGAGCTGGCGCAGTCGTTGTTGGCCACGGCCGAAGGGTAAGGCCGACTGGAAGCATTACTCATGTGGCCCGCATTGGATACATGGCAACCCAAACAAGGGAGAAGATGGCGAGTGGCATGTGAATCCGTTTGTGCGTGCTGTTGGCGACGTTGATAAGCTGACGGCGCTTGTGGCGGATGCGTGGAACGCCAAGCGAGGGAAGCCACGGTGGAACCTGCCGAAGATGCTTGGTAGCTACTATTGCCATACTGAGTATTACGCCTGCCGGCACAAGCCAATGCCGCTTGTGAAGATGCGTGATGCGATTAGCTTCGAGCGTGGCAGGGGAGATCGCCGTCTGTGGGGTCAATACGTCGGGCTTGCCAAGTGGATTCATATTCGTGGTAGTGGTTTAGATTACGAGTACATTACTACATGGGAGAGTAATAAGGAGGCGGCGTGGCGTAGGTGCCAAGAGAATCGCAGTATAATCTATGGCGATATAAATACCATTTGGAAGGAAGGGTTTGATTGGCGCGATACAAGGTACGGTAGGTTAGAAATTGGGTTGCATTATATTTTCGGGTGAACTCATAAAGCAAGACAATATAGGAGCCGTCACATGTGCTATATCTGCTGGCAAGAAACCAACCTGAAAGAGCCAATTGACAACGAGCGCACACGACACGTCGCTAGTCTCATTGCACAGATTTACGCCTACTCACTTGCAGGTGGCACCTGCCACATCGTACTTGACGACTGGAACCTTGAGGACCACAGCATTGAATGGGTGCTCAACTACCTAGACGGCAAAGACGAAGACGGCACTCCGCTGAAGTACCCAACCACCAGCACGGCGGAGCAACAAATCATCGAACGTCAATGCATGCTCGCAATGAAAGCACTCACGCTGGACGAACGCGCGAGCGCACTACGTATGTACGAGGTGGCAGATTGCGAGGATTGCTGCAACGAAGACATGGGCTACGTTACTTTCGTCGGCACCGAGAAGCCATAAAGCAGGACAATATGAGGAGGGCTCCTTAGCACACTTACCCTCCGGTGGTCAATTGACATTCATTGTCTTGCGTGTTAGCGCCCTCTATTATGAGAGCGCGAATCAAAGGCCAGCAGGCCGACAAATCCAAGAATCAGCAGATTCAATCCACGTCGAAGCCGGGCTATACCAAGAACGGCAAAAAGATTGGGCGTAAGCTACTGGAGCTAGATACGTCTCAGATTGAGACGCTTGCAGCTATCGGTTGCTCGCTCGAAGAAATTGCCGCCGTTGTGCATTGCTCAGTAGACACGCTGAGTAACCGATTTTCGGAAATTATCACTAGGGGCAGGGCTAACGGGCGAACAAGCCTCAAGCGCGCGATGTACAAGTCGGCCATTACGAACGGCAACGTGCAGATGCAAATCTGGCTGTCTAAGCAGAAGGTCGGCATGTATTGTAGCCTTGGCCTTGGGTACAGTGAGCCGCGCGAGATTCAGGTGATGCAGCCTAACGAGGCGTGCATGGTGGCGACCAAGGCGGTTGACGGTACGATGATTGTGTTCAAGCCAGGGACGGATCCGATTGAGGAGATGGAGAGTGCGTCTAGTACGGGGGTGCCGGCTAGCGGGTCGGCTGATACGACGGGTGGCAAGTGAAGTCGTATGCGCTGCGCGACCCGAACAATATCGACCAGCCGGTAACGCTTCTCAAGCATCAGATTGATTTCGCGTATAGCCCAGCGTTCGCTACTTTCCTGGCGGGTGGGTGGGCGAGCGCTAAGAGTCTAGCTGGCGTGGCGTTTTGTTTTGTTAGCTCGCAGATTAATAGGGGCTGTACGGGGCTTATAGTCCTACCCACTTTCCGTATGCAGCGGGAATTTATGGGGACTCTGTTGGCTCCGATGATGCGCGATCACATCGTAGACTACTCGGTAAAAGACGGTGTGATGTTTTTGAGGGACGGTGGGCGTATTGTATTTCTGAGCGGTCACAACCTGGAGTTTATTGAGCAGTATACGGCAGCCTGGGCTTTCGCAGACGAGGCGTCTCTGATGGGACGCAAATTATTTATGAAGCTGGCGGGCCGTATTCGTGAAGCGAAGGCGGTTAGAAAGCGGATAGCTTTTGCTGGCACCCCCGGGTGGGGTTGGATCAAGGACGAATTCGAAGGAAGGAATGACAAGCAGCGGAAGATTATTCATGCGCGCACAACGGACAATCCGTTTTTGCCTCCTGACTATGTGAGCAATCTGTATAGTTCGTGCCCGGCGAGGTTGGCGAGAGCGTACATCGAGGGGCAGTTTGTGCCGCCCGGTGGGACTGTATATGCTGAGTTTGAAGAGCAGAGGCATGTGGTGGATTGGCAGAGGCGAGCGGACATGCCGGTGTTTGTGTCGATTGATTGGTCGCCGCGTGTGCCACACGCGACGTTTATTCAGTTGCTGCCAGAGGACACAGTAATCGGTGGGAACAGACTGCGGAAGTTGAACTCGGCGCATGAGTGGGCCGGGGCTGTGGTGATAGACGAGGTGGTATTGGATGGGGTGCATTCGGCTATTACACGTGAGCAGTTGTTGCAGGAGATTGTTAGACGTGGGCATGGGCCGGCGTTCTTTGTGTGTGACCCGGCAGGCGGGGCGGTGAGTAGTGCGGGTGGGTCGGTTACAGACATCAAGATGGCGCGACAGATGTTGGGCATTGATGCGAAGATACCCAGGACGTTTGCGCAGCGGTCTGTGTTGGGTGGTATTGCGCACGTACAGAATATGTTCATGCCGTTGGACAGAGTGCCTAGGTTGTATTTCGCGAGGGACATGGTGAAGCGTGCGGCAACGTTGGCGCAGCATGTGAAGGGGCGGGCGAGTATTTACGCCGTGCAGGGGTACTCATATCCAGATGACGAGACGAGTTCGCAGCCTGTTAAAAACGGGGTGGATGACCACTTCTGTGACACTATTAGGTATGGGATTGTAATGTTGTTCCCGGCAGATAGGGTGCTTAGTAGCATTCGGCAGACGGCATAAAGCAGTGCTATATAGTTTGGAGGTTCGTTATGGGAGTTGTGACAGAGCAGGATGTGACTGGCAGCCCGTCTAGCACGAGTGGAGAAGAGAGTTACAAGCTGGCGTTGCGGCTGGTAGAGAATTTGAATGCGCAGGATGTGGATGCGTTGAAGGAAGCGGCGGAGAGCTGGCAGCCGGCGTTGGCGAATGGGGCGACGTTTCGTGAGGAGATGCAAAATCGTATTGCGTATTTGCAGGGGTCGATGGGCGCGGACATGGTGAGTTTGCTGCTGGATAGATTTCCGCAGTCGTACACGAAGATCAAGAAGTTCTCGACCAATGTAAAGCTGTACAAGCGCATTGTTGAGTCGAAGGCGCGAGCGTTCTATGGGCAGGGGAACAGGGCTTACTTGGTGGACGATGAGGGTGTGGAGATTGAGGCAGAGGAGAGTTCGAGCCAGTGGTTCCAGTGGATGCTGAAGGCTGGGAGGTTTTGGACGGCGGCGAAGATGGCGGACAAGTATGTGCAGGCGTGTACGCGGGCGCTAGTGAAGCCGTGGTGGGAGCCGCGTTCGCAGTGTGTGCAGTTCGCTGTGTGGCCGCAGCATTTGGTTTACTTTGTGCCGTGTAGCGATAGGTACTGGAGTGCGGACGATTGTTATGCTGTGTTGCTGGAGATGCCGGGTAGGAATTCGATTAGTGCGGATGAGGCGCGATACGAGATTTGGGCTAAGGTGAAGGTTGGTGAGGAGTGGAAGACGGCGTTGGTGCGGAGTGGGTATGAGACGGTTAGTGTGAAGGTGGATGAGAAGGAGAAGACGGAGAAGAAGTATTACAACGAGACGATCAACGCTGAGAATAAGATTCCGTTCGCGAATGTTGAGACGGGCGAGCCACAGTATCCGTTTGTTTGGTGGTGTGCTGATACGTGGATGAGCTTGTACTTTGCGGGGGATGAGGACGCGTTGACGGTGCCGCGGCAGGTGAACACCGGGCTGACTGATTTGAATTTCTCGATGCACTACAATTCGAATCCGATGACGTATTGGGAGCCGACTAATGACAATGTGACATCGAAGCCGCCGGCAGTGGCGCGGGTGGGCCCGGGGGAGATGGTGGAGGGTGGGGACTGGCGGCCGGCGTCGTTGAAGACTGGATTTAGTGGGACGGAAGTGCTGGACGTTTGGAACAAGCTGATTGACATGGGCGTGGAGATGGACATTGGGACGAGCGCGGGTGTGCTACAGGAGAAGGGTGGAAGTGAGAGCGGGTTGAGTGTGCAGGTGAAGAGACAGCCGTTGCAGGAACATCGGCAGGACATGATTGAAATCTACAGGCCGCTGGTTGAGGACACACTTACCAGAGCAATCATGGTGTGGAATCTGTATTGCGATGACGGGCTGAAGCAGGGTGAGCCGTCGAGGAAGATTGTTGGCAACCCGTGTTGGGAGCCGGGCGATATCGTGGATGTGCAGGACAAGGAAGCCGAGGGGCGATCGTGGGCGGTGAAAATCGAGAACAATACAGCGACGCCGATTGACCAGTTGATGAACGAGACTGGTATGGATGAGAAGCAGGCGATTGCGCGTATTGAGAAGAATGCGAAGTTGAATAGAATGCTGCGCGCGATGAGTGACCCGAATGGTGAGATGCCGGACATTTCGTTGCCGGATGCGATTGCGGAATTGACTGGTGAGCAGACGGGTGAGGAGAAGACGGATAAGGTTGAGACTGAGAAGCCGGTTGAGGATGGTGAGCTGGTACTGGAGAAGACGAACATCTATCAGATTGCGAAGGCGATTGAGATGGGTGCTGCGACTACTGTGGATATGCGTATGGCGCTATTCCATGAGGACAGGGCAGAGGCAGAGAAGCGTGTGAAGGAGGCGATGGCGTACAACCAGAAGGTAGCGCCGGAGGTTGGGCAGGCGTTGGCAGACAAGGCGGCGCCGTTGGTTGAGGTGGGCGGCAAGGCGCCGAGTAGCCAGGAAGGCGTGCGGAGCCAGGAGTAATCTAGTTGGACTTAGACCCTACCATCGCGCTGTTGGAGTTGGCGCTGAAGAAGGCGTACGGCGAGCTTGAGAAGCGGCTCAGGGCTATCGTTGCGGGTGTGTCTAAGGGTGGCAAGATATCAGCAGGCGACGCGTTGGCGATTAGAAGGGCTAGGAGCGACATTGACCAGCTCAAGGGCTCAGAGCTAGACAAGGTAGTGTCGGATGCACTACAGGCCAAGCGTGACGTTCTGGGGCGTGTTGCTGAGATGGTGCTTGAGGAGGCGAAGAAGATAGACATACCAGACGAGTTTAGTGACACGTCGCAGAAGGTGATTGACGCGTTGGGAGAGATTACGGACGATCAAATACGCGGGGTGGCGAAGGGTGCTACTGATGAGGCGGCACAGTATTTGATGCAGACGGTAATCAGTGGCGGGCCGGCGGACGGGTTGCTGGAGAAGATGGCGCAGACGATGGGGCGCAGGGTAGACCAGGCGCGGTCATTGGCCGAGGCGATGGTGGCGGGGTTTGAGCGGCAGTTGAGTGTGAGGCAGGCGACCGAGGCTGGGGTAAAGTGGTTTGCTTATCTGGGGCCAGATGATGAGATTACGCGAGAGTGGTGTGGGCATTGGGTAGGCAGGGCTGGTACGCCGCAGCAGTTTGAGGAGACGGCGGACATGTGGAAGCGGGACAAGCAGCCGATGCCGGTGATGGCGTATGGAGGTGGGTACAATTGCAGGCACAGGTTTGTGGCGCTAGTGACGAAGGAGCAGATTGCTGAGTATGAGAAGGGGCCACAGTGAAGCTAGGATTCAAGATCAAGCCATTCAAGTTGAGTCTTGGGGCCGTGGGTGGCGGGGATGATGGCAACAGGTGGGGCAAGATTTTGGAGTTAGCGGGCGAGGCGTGCAAGTACATTGTGGAGGACAGGATAGCGGAGGGAGTAACGATTGACGGGGAGCCGATGTTGACGGGTGGTGGGCTGCCTGGGACGGTTGCTAGGTATACCGATGCGTATGAGAAGTGGAAGAGTGGTGGTGTGAGAGCACGCATCAAGAAGCGTAGTGAGCGCAAGACTCGGTTGCCGCCGAAGGGTGGGAATAAGATGCGTGCGCTATATACGCCGGGGGATAGATTCAATGTGACTGGCGCGATGATGCGTGCGTGGCGAGTGTTAGAGACGACGGCGACGATGGTGAGGGTTGGGTTTACGAGTACGAGGGAAGCGTTGAAGGCGTGGGGTAATCACATTATCAGGCCGACATTTGCGCTATCGAGAGAGGAGGCGAGGGAGATGGTGAGCAAGGTGCTGGGTGAGGTTGGGCTGAAAGTGGATGAGTAACGTGGTGCAGCCAATCGCTATGTTTGGGCTGACTGGTAGCGATGCCGTTTGTGCTGTGTGCATGATGCCAATCAGCAAGAAGCATTGTGCGATTAGCCCGTGGAGTGTTGAGTGTCTGTGTAAGCCGTGCGCCGAGTGGGTGCACAATGCGCTAGTGGATATCAGGCATGAGGATGCGTGGGAGCGATTCATACGTTACCCGCCGCAGCAGACGAACAAGCGTGGGTGGTTGGAGGACTGTGCGAAGTATGGGCAGAGTTGCTGAGTTAGCTCATACGGTAGAGCAGCGGTTTTGTAAGCCGCTGGTACGCGGTTCGAGCCCGCGACTCAGCTTAGGTATAAAGCAATGCTTTATGCGTAGCGCTTGACAGGGAATTTGAATTGTGCGAGCGGAAATGTAGTTGATTGAAAATTAGGAAGTGGCCGACTGCAAGACATGTGCAGTCAAAGTGCCCGGAGCCAATGCGGCGTTAGATTACGTCGCTAGAGTGCTCCGGGTTTTTTTATGACTTGCCTAGGAGGCAAACCAAATGAGTGAGCAGGAACAGCCCGTGGTGGCACAGCCCGAGAATCCGAGTGCGCCTGTGGTGGCGCCGAAGACCGAGCCGGCGAGCACGCCCGAGGTGGTGGCACAGCCGGAGCCGACGACGCCTGGAATGACGGTGGCAGAGTTGCAGAAGCAGACGCAGCAGTTGTTGATTGAGAAGCGCGAGGCGAATGCTGAAGCGAAGAAGCGGCGGCTGCATGAGAAGGAGCTTGAGGACTCGCTGGCGAAGTACAAGGCGGAAGAGGAAGCGAAGCGACAGGCAGAGATGACGGAGTTGGAGCGAGTCAAGGCGGAGAGTCAGAAGCTACAGGCGGAGTTGGTGAAGGAGCGTGGTGAGCGTGAGCGGACGGCTCGTGAGTACGAGGTGTCCAGCGCGGGCGTACTGCGCAAGTACGCGAAGTATGTAGCGGCCGAGCTGGCCGCGTCTGGTAGTGAGGATGCTCAGGAGTGGCTGGGTGCGTTCAAGGTGGAGAACCCGGCATTCTTCGAGCAGCCGAAGGTGGTGGAGAAGGTGGTTGAGAAGATTGTTGAGGTGCCTGCGAAGACTGCAATTCCGCAGCCTGCGGCGCCAGCGGGTGGGGCGGGTGGTCCGCCGCCTCCGCAGCAGTCTGCCGACGTGCAGACGCAAATCCAGAACTTGGAGGCGCGGTACAAGTACCTGCGCGATCCGAGACAAGTCAGCCTTGAGGGAGCTGGTACAGAGCGGACGCACATTCGCCGCGAGTACAAGCGCCTGACGGGTAGGGAGTTGAACTAACATGGCCGTTACCTCTAGCGTTACCTACGTCAACACTCAGCTTTCGTCCTCGGTGATGATTGGCAAGATCGAGGACGCCTCTGACTACATTCATGAGTTGAGCCCGTGGAATACTCCGCTGCTCAACATCATTCCCGGCGGCATCGCTGGGATTACCGTCGGGCAGCCGACTCACTATTTCCATGAGCAGGAGTGGACGCCTGGCCGCACTACGTTGGCTAGCGCGATGGCCGCTGCGTCTGGCTCCATCAAGTTCAGTGACAAGGTGTTCCGGGCCGGTGAGCAGGTGCGAATCGACGCCGAGATTATCAGCCTGACGGCTACCTCGGACAATGCGTCCTTCACTTGTGCTCGCTCCGCTGGCTACAGTGGGACGGCGACTCACACGGCTGGCGCTCTGTGCATCGGCGCTAACGCGATCACGGCCCAGGGTTCTGCCGCTGGCACGGCTCTCGCCATGATTCAGCCGAAGCAGCAGACGAACTACACCTGCATCCTGAAGGAAGACATCATGGTGTCTGGTACTGCCGACGCTGTGAAGCGGTACGGCCGCGGTGGCATCAGCGAGTACGACTACCAGAAGGAGCGGATGCTCAAGCGCGTGTTCAAGCAGCTTGAGGAGCGCGTGTGGTTTGGGTTCTCGCAGGCGGCTAGCACGACTGCGACCGGCGGCAACATGAAGGGCATCTTCGAGTCTGTGCAGGGCACGAATAGCGCGGCTCTGGCTGGCGCGAATCCGACTTGGGACAACTTGGAGTCTTACGTTCGCAGCATCAACGCCTGGGACGATTCCAAGTCTGACCTGTACTTCTTCTGCTCGCTGTACTTCAAGAGCGTGCTGGATAGCTGGGGCCAGGGTAAGGTGAGCTATCCGGTTGCCGCGAATGAGCTGCCTAACAGCTTGCTGGGCAACAACGTGACTGGTCTGTACATGGGCGGGCGTCGCGTTATCGTGATCCCGAACAACTACTTTGATTCGCAGGGCGCGTTCATCAACCCGGCGATGATCAAGGTTGGTCCGTTGGCTGGCCGTGCGTTCTTCCACCAGTACTTCGGCGCCGATGGCGACCGTGTTAAGGGCATGGTGTGTGGCGAGTATACCTGCGAAGTCGCCTGCCCGCACGCGCATTACGTGCTCACGGGTATGAAGACTAGCTGATAACAGCTAGAGACTGAATGGTGAGCAGGTAGGAGGTAGATAGAAATGGCTACTACGTTTGCAACGAGCGGGCCGTATATCCCGACCAAGAGTTTGGTCGCTGGACACGGCACGAATCAGTTTGCGATGGCGTCTGGGTTCTCGCAGAACTACGTCGCTGACCAGGTGATTGTGCCGCTGCCTTTGGTGGCGACTTCGTTTAGCGTCACGTCGCCCAACCTGGTGACGATGACTTCCGGCGCTAGTGTGGTCAACGAAGTGAATACTACCGGTATCGGTGGTATCGTGATTACTGATACCAACGATGAGATTGCATGGAGCTTCGTTGTGCCGTGGGATATGGACCCGGCCAAGGAGTTCGCGATTCGGTTTGAGTATGCGAACCGGGCAGGCTTGGCTTGGGCGACTGGTACTGCGACGGACTTGATTACCACTACGTCGTATTGGACGAAGTGGGACCTGAGCACTGATACTGGCGCGCTGGCGGGCACGGTATTCTCGGACACCACCAATACGGCATCTCTTGCGAGTGTTGCTTATGGTCGTCAGTGGAGTGCTTGGGATAGCGTAAACGATTCTGCGGTGCTGTCGGCGAATCCGGTGCCTGCCGAGGATCGTATTCTTGGCTTCACTCGGTTTGGCCTTGGGTCGGGAGTGTCTTCAACGTTTGTTATTGGCATGCAGCTTGGGTATTACAAGCGGTATCAGGCTTAGGAAGGAGGTGGGCTAATGGCTACCACCTTCACTGATTCGGGGCCTCGGTTCCCGACCAAGTCGATGGGCAACACGGTCGGCACGCATCAGTTTGCTATCTGTGATGGCTTTTCGCAGAACTACGTTGCCGACCAGGTGATCAAGTTCTTCCCGTTTGATGCGTTGCAGTTCACGGTTACCACGCCTCGGTTTGTGTCTATGGGGTCTGGTACGTGCATGGTCAACGAGATCAATACAACGGGTCAGGGTGGGTTGACGATTTCTTCGACGGGCAAGTCCACTATTGCTTGGAGCTTCGTTGCTCCGTTCGACATGGACCCGACGAAGGAGTTTGCGATTCGCTTTGAGTTCAGCCCGGCGCGTGCTCAGAGTGCGACTGATATCATCACCACGAAGAGTTACGTTTTGTTGTGGGATCTTAGTGCTACTGCTGGCGCGGCGCCGACCGTCGTGATGAGTGACACGACTAACACGACTTCGCTTAGTGCCGCTGTTGCGTATGGGCGCGTGTGGAGTTCGTGGGACAGCATGACTGACAGTGCGGTGCTGGCGTTGGGCATTGTGCCGGCGGATGATCGTATCTTGGGGCGCACGGTGTTTACGCTGCCTTACGATACGACGGCGACGAAGGTACTTGGCTTCCAACTCGGTTACTACAAGCGGTTGCAGGCGTGATGAGTACGCAAGGGCTCAGTGATACCTGGTGTGTTACTGAGCCCTTGCTTTTTTCTTAGCCCAGGAGGCTACCAAAATGGCGCGAGCCACGACGATCCAGAAGGATGCGAGTGTTGAGAGTGTTCAGCCGGTGCAGCCGCGCCGACTGAAGAAGGTTGCGTTTTGGATTCCTGTCATTGCCGACGAGACGGCGGTGCAGCGGAAGAAGTCTCGGCCGAATGATTGGTGGGATGTGAACAAGTGGGGCTGGGATATTGTGAACCCGAATGGCGCGCATCGGACGTATGTGCATGGGCGGGAGATTCAGTTTGTTGCTGGCGTGTATCATACCGACAATCCGAACGATGTTGCTGTGCTGCTGACGGACCCGATTGCGAAGTGCCGGCGTGCTGACATTGTGGTGGCTGGCATTTACACGCTGAGTGAGATGCAGTCTAAGGGCTACTTGAAGCGGCCGGAAGAGATTGAGGAGTGCAAGCGGCTGTGTGCCGAGGCAGGTGTTGATCCTGAGACTAAGAGCGACGAGGCGCGGAAGATGGCGGAGGTTGTGCTGTACGCGCTTCCTGACTTTGATCGAATGAGCCGTGAGGAAGTGTTGACTTGGGCGAGTGACGACAGTGCGAGTGGGAAGTTGATGCGCGGTACGGCGCAGATTCCGTTGTCGCTGTCGGCGACGAAGGACGAGATGGTGAGGAATATTCGCGCGACGTTGGTTGAGCGAGGCGACCCGCGCCAGTGGTAACTAAGGAGAACTGAAAATGACAGTTGCACGGGGTCTGTATACGACGACAGGTGATACGATTCCGATTTCGGTAGACAGTACAGGCCGCGTGCAGACTTCTGGCAGCTCTGCGGCTATCACGTACGTGTCTTCGCCTGCGTCAGGGCATGTGCATACGATGTCGATTACATCGGCTGGATTGCACTATGTGGCGACGCCTGCGGCAGGACAACTGAATACTAAGTCGCTGACATCGGCTGGAGTGCACTACGTTGGGACGCCAGCGGCAGGACAGTTGAATGTGAAGTCACTGACTAGCGCGGGGCTTGTGTATTGCGCGACGCCTGCGGCGGGTCATGTGCATGTGGCGTCGTACGCGTCAACGGAGTTGGTGTACGCTGCGACGCCGGCATCGGCTGGCTTGACGACTAAGCCGCGCTTCAAGCTGACAACGGCGTCGTTTACGAGCGGCTATCGTATTGCTGGTAGCAGTCCTGCTGCAACGTCAACGAATATCACGGCTGGGACTTACCGCGTGATGGCGACTGGCAACACGTTCTACTGTCGGGTTGCTGGGACTGCCGCGACGTTGACGACGCCAGCGTATGTGCTTGGAGAGAGCATGTGCGAGGTGGTCTACATCGGGTCTACGAAGCTCTCGACCATCTGTGCTAGTGCGGCTGGCGCGCTGTACCTGACGAAGATGAGCTGAGTATAAAGCAGCGCTATATGAAATGGTGGGTGCGTTGATGAAGCGAGCGCTAGTAGTTGTGTTGTGCCTACTGAGTTGCGGTGCTGCGTTTGGGCAGAGCCGAGTAATCAGGGCATACCATCTTGATAGAAGCGGGCTGGGTAGCAGCAACCTGTGCGATTCTGGTATCGGGTGCCCGCTGTGGGCTATTTATTTCGATGACGCTGTGGGAGCCACATACACAAGTGAAATAGGCGGCGTAGTTTTCACAGTGGCAGGCAACCCTACTAGAGTTGCGGCTGGTACTTGGCCGGCTGGGTTTTCGGCGACGCCTGGGTACGCATGGCGTCTTGATGGGACGGCCGATTCGTTGAGCGTGGCTGATGCGGGTGGCGCTTACTCACTCCCAGGTGCGTGGTCTGTGGTTTGTGGGATTACGCCGCGTGCTGGGTTTGCTAATGGAGACGTGTTCGCGGCGAAGTGGAATACTACTAGCGATAAGCGGTCATGGAGACTCTACACGGGCGGCACTTCAGTTGTACTCGATATCTCTGCGCTCGGAACCGCTGCCAGTATTACGACGCTGACTAAGGCCGCGGCCATCGCGGCCAACCGGGCATCATGGGTGACGGTGACGTGCGACGGCGCGGGTAACTGCTACATCTACGTGGATGGCCTGGCCGTGGTTACCTCGGCCGCCATGCCCGATCCGTTCGTCGGCAACGCGGCGCTGAGCATCGGTGCGGACGCGGAGGGAGCGGGGGACGTGCCCGCGGAGCTGGCCCCGTGCGCCTTCTACAATGGGTCCATCTCTGCCGCGACGCACGCGCGCACGGCCGCCCGGTGGCGTGGCCTGTACGACGGCAGCGGGACGCAGGTTGTATCCGTGGTCAACGCGGCGCCTCCGGCTCTCCAGGTGGCCGCGCCCGCCGACGCGGTGGAGCCCTTCCTTGTGGACCAGCCGGCCAACACGACCATGTTGGGGAAGACGGCCAGTTGTAGCGGCATCTACGGACCGTCCGCTGTGAGCAACCTCGTGCAGTACGGGAGCATCGAGAGCGCGGCCATGACCGGTTGGACTGAAGCGGTGACTTCCACGGGAGACTGTACCGGCTCCACCACGCGAGCGGCGCACGGGTCGTACTCGGCGCGGTGCACGCTGGCCGACGCAGACGACGCGGTGACGTTGACGAGTGCGTGCCTGACGGTGACTGGCAACACGGCGTACCGACTGAGCGCGTGGGCGCGACTGGAGAGCGGCACGGGCTTGCTGGATTTGAACGTGATCGAAGACGACAGTGCCGACTGTGCTACGCCGACGGGCACGACTGCGGTTGTCAACGACGCGGTGCCGACTGCGGCGTGGCTCAAGCAGGCTGGCAACATCACGACGGCGGCGGGCACCATCCGCGTCCAGGTGCAGGTGAGCCTGCCCGCCGCTGCGGCGCAGGTGTTGGATGTGGACGCGATCCAGTTGCGCGCGGGCATCGTGCCCATGGACTCCTACTGCGACGCGCCCGGGGCGGCCACGGGTGTGTGCGCGACCAGCGTTACCAGTCACGCCTCGGCGCTCTCGGCCAACGGCGCGGCGACGATCGAGGGCACGTTCTGCACGCCGTGGGCGGGGACGGACCTGGCAGCCCATGCCTACCCTTTTGTGGATGGTGCGCTGGCGTCGGCCAACAGCATGATGGTGTCGATCAAGACGAGTGAGGATGAGCCAGGGTTCGGCGTCTACGATGCCGCATCTGGAGTCAAGTTGCTCGCTCCGAATACGGCCAACTGGGCTGCGAGCACCGTCTACACCATCCGCGCATTCTTCGATGGGTCGGGCGGGATGGGAATCACCTGGCCCGTGGGGACCTGGTACACGACCACGGCCGGGGCAGGAATAGGAATCCGCTCGGCTGCACAGGCCCTGACCTACCTGTGCGGGAGCCACGCGGCCGGATTCGACTCCTGGCTGACTCGGCTCACCTACTTCCGATCCGTGATGCGCTAGGGGGACGCAGATGAACATCAAGATCATCGCTGGCATCGGAATCCTGGCCGCTGGCGCTGGCGCTCTCGGCCTGCTCTCCGGCGACAAGGGCGGCGACGTGGGACCGGGGGGCACGGACCCGGGGGACGTGGCCGAGGTGCTGCGCCCGGCGATGCTGCCTGGGACTTGTGTTGAATCGGTTGCTAGTGAAGCGCCGAAATGTAAACAGCAGGTGCAGATGGATAATGGGTGCCTGTGTTTGACGGCGCAAGATGTTGGCACCGTGGATGGTGAGATGGAATCAGCCGCTGATATGGATTCGAAAGATAGAATCAACCTCACGGTATGCTGCGATAAGGGCAAGGCCAAGGTGTTGCGTCTGCCGGTGGCGCAAGAGACGCCGGTTGGTTGTACCGTGATTGGACAGCCGACCCAAGATTTTACAATTGGCTCGATGGAAACTGATTTTACCAAGATGATGGCGGCGGCTTGTGCGCCGTGTGCCGGGTTCGCCCAATGCCCTCAGTGTATTTGCGACATTGGTGGCTGTGCTGCTACTTGTAAGGCGTCTGAAGTCGAGCCGGTTGAGTAGGTATAAAGCGAGGATTTATGGCCAGGATGTTTGCAGGCCGGTTGGTATCTCGTACAGCGCCTACATCTGGGCAAGTGCTCGCGTGGAATAATACGACTAAAGAATGGGCGCCGGTTACACCGACTAGCAGCCCGGGTGGTGCTCATGCTGCGTCACACGGCTACGCAGGAGACGACGCGGTTACGCCTAGCGCCATCCATGCGGTAGCAGACAACGACGCGCGCCTGAGTGATGCTAGGGCTCCTACGGCCCATTCCCACGCGCCTGGCGAAGTGACTGGCACAGCCGTTGTCACTAACGACGCGCGGTTGTCTGATGCGCGCACGCCATTGTCGCACACGCACACGCCCGCCGAAGCGTCTGCGCTCGCAGCGTCGTTGAAGGGCGCGGCGAATGGCGTTGCCGAGTTGGGCGCCGACGGGAAGGTGCCGGCGGCGCAGTTACCTGCGTCGTCTGGTAGCTCGCCTGCGTGGCATGGGAAGTTGTATGGCGCGTGGGGCGACTGCGATCCGAATGCGCTGTTGCAGATTGTGCAGTGTAACCCAATCAACGCGACGCCTACGAATATTGCGATTACGGTCGCGCGGTGTGCTTGCTTCAGGGTGCCGGCTGACATTGTGGTGAACAAGATTCGCGCGTTTGGTATTGGCGCGACGACGAATATCTATCGAGTGGCGATCTACCGAGCGAGCGACAAGGCGAGGCTGACGGCGGAGCTAGTGTTTAGTACGACGGCGCAAGCGTGGGTGGCGATTGGCAGCGGGCTGAACCTGGCGCTGACGGCGGGTGAGTTGTACTTTGTGGCGGTGAGTGTGAATGCGACTGGCACGACGGCAGGTGTGCAGTGTATCGGCGCAACGACTGGCCGTATTGGAGTGCTGGGGACCGCGTGGCCTGGGAATCTCGACGTTGATTTAGCGACGCCGATAATCAATCCGTTTTGCTTCAGCCAATTTGCTGTGACTACGGGCGCGTTGCCTGCGACGGCGGGTACGCTTGCTGCTAGGGCTGCTTGGGCCGGCGGGATGCCTGCTTTCTGGTTGGATAATAACAACGCATGAGGTAGGAGGCGTCCAATGCGATTCAGGTTTTTGGGCGCAGACTACAAGATCAATTTCGACGCGGATATCTACCGTGGCGATTGGGGTGAGTGCGATTACGACAACCGGGTAATCAATGTTGCTAGCGGTGCAAGGATTGGCGAGACGCTGTTGCATGAGTGCATTCATGTAGTTTGCGATAGGCTGTTTGAGGAAGACG